AACTCTGGTAACCAGTATTATGTTGTTGGTTATAAGGGTTCTTCCCCTTATGATGCAGGTCTGTTCTACTGCCCATATGTACCCCTTCAGATGGTACGTGCAGTTGGAGAGAACACCTTCCAGCCCAAGATTGGCTTCAAGACCAGATATGGTCTGGTTGCTAACCCCTTCGCTGAAGGCACAACTCAAGGTCTTGGTAGACTCAGAGTTAACTCCAACCGTTACTACAGAAGAGTTCTTGTTAAGAACCTCATGTGATTCTGGTTGTTGTGGGGCTGGTTGCCCCACATGCCCTTTCAGACCCCCCACAAGGGGGTCTTTTTTATTGTCAGGATAAATAGTCATAAAACATAATGACTTCCTCTCAGGTAAGAACAAGACAGGCATCTAGAAGCACAGTTGCTACTTCTAAAAAAAATGAACTGCAGAACAGGAATTTCCTGCAACCTCAAGGGTTTAGATTCCAAGTTGCTAGGGCACCAAAGGTAACATTTTTTGGTAATGCTGTGAATATTCCTGGTATGACATTAAGAACAACTGTTCAAACAACTCCTGGTCTTAAAGATATTCCTCTTCCTGGTGAAATTATTGATTTTGAAGATTTAACTCTTAGATTTTTGGTAGATGAGGATCTTCAAAATTATCAAGAAATTCAAAACTGGATGAGAGGTCTTGGATTCCCTGAAAGTTTGCAAGAAATTTATGATCTTCAAGATCAAACAACAGGGACTACAAGAGGTATGGGTCAAAATTCTACAATGAACATCTATTCAGATGGCACATTGACTATACTTGATGCTATGCAAAATGAGAACTTCAAAGTAAAATTTAGTGATCTGTTCCCATTTTCCTTGAGCACAATTCAATTTGATGCTACAATGGCTGATACAGAATACTTCACTGCTGAAGTCTCATTCAAGTATTTAAACTATACTATTGTTAAAGGTAGCGGATTTGTATGATTACTCTTGATAAGATTCAGGAGATGTGGGAAAAAGATGCAAAAATGGACCCAGATAATTTACACACTGAGTCTTTAAACATCCCAATCCTTCACTCCAAATATTATGAAATTTACAATAACATCTATCTGCTAAGAAAGAAAGCAGAGCAGCAAAGAAAAAACATAAGACATGAACGTTATGAATACTTTGCTGGTAAAGCAGACCCAGAAGTATATGTTGAAAATCCCTTTCCAAAGAAGATAAGGGACAAAGATACAATGCAAAAATATTTGGATGCAGATGAGAAACTTTCAGGAGTTTCTTTAAAGATTGATTATTATGAAACCATGTTATCTTATCTTGAAGAAATTCTTAAACAGATAACTAATAGAACGTATCAAATAAAAAACTCAATAGAGTTCATGCGTTTCACCTCAGGTTTAGGTTAATGGAAGACGATCAGTATTACAGAATTGAACTGCCAATAGAGGCAGTTCGCATTGTGCATACAGGTCTAAAGCAAGCAGTTGACAAATGGTCTGGTGGAGAACCACTAGAACAAGAAGATCTTATATCCATGAGAGACCACTTCTACAGAATTATACTGGAGCACAGTTTCTCAAGTCCCTAATAAATACTGTTAGGTGAAGGTTTTATCATGGCAGATTTGACTATTCAAAAGATCAATGAAGTCTATCTACAAGTAAAAACAGAACCTCATATTGAATATGAGTTAAGAGATAGATTCACTTTTGAAGTCCCTAACAAAAAATTTATGCCCCAATACAGAAGCAAGTATTGGGATGGATATGTACATCTATTCAATATGAAAACCAAGAGGATCTATGTTGGTCTTCTTGATAAAGTTGTTGCGTTCTGTGAGCAATCAGGATACTCATACCAATTTGAGGACAACAAATTTTATGGTCCTCCATTTGAAGTCAATGAAATGATTTCAGAAGAAGGTGTGAAAGATTTTATGAAAGCAATCACACCATTAAAACCAAGAGACTATCAGATTGATGCTGTACATGATGCATTGAGGTATAACAGAAAACTGCTTATCTCTCCTACTGCATCTGGTAAGTCATTCATGATTTACACTATTGTCAGATTCCATGTTAATGCTGGTAGAAAGATACTACTTGTAGTCCCAACTACATCTCTTGTAGAGCAGATGTTTAAAGACTTTCAAGACTATGGATGGGATGCTGAGAATCACTGTCATAGGATCTATGCAGGTAGAGAACGAGTCAATACTAATGAAGTAACTATCACAACATGGCAGTCTGTCTATCAGTTAGATAGAAAGTTCTTTGAAGCATATGATGTAGTGATTGGTGATGAGGCGCACCTTTTTAAAAGTAAGTCTCTTGTAGGTATCATGGACAAGTTACATCATGCAAAGTATAGATATGGTTTCACAGGCACTTTAGATGGCACACAGACCCATAAATGGGTCTTAGAGGGATTGTTTGGTCCATCATATAAGGTCACTCAAACTAAGAAATTGATTGATGAAGGACATCTTGCAACTTTAGATATTCAATGTCTTGTTCTTAAGTACAAACCTAAAAAGTTTGATACTTATGAAGATGAAATTCAGTTTCTAATTGGTCATGAAAAAAGAAACAAATTTATTACCAATCTTGCTATTGATTTAAAAGGTAATACTTTGATTCTTTATAGCAGAGTTGAAGCACATGGTGCCATACTTTACGATATGATAAATAAAAAAGTCAGGGAAGGAAGAAAAGTATTCTTTGTTCATGGCGGTGTAGATGCTGAAGACAGAGAACAAGTAAGGGAAATCACAGAGCAGCAGAATGATGCCATCATTGTTGCTTCTTATGGAACATTCAGTACAGGAATCAATATTAAGAATCTACACAATGTAATCTTTGCCTCTCCATCCAAATCTCGTATTAGAAACCTTCAGAGTATTGGTAGAGTCCTAAGAAAAGGCAAAAACAAAGTGAAAGCAAAACTTTATGATATTGCTGATGATCTAACTTTGGGATCAAGAAAGAATTATACACTGAATCATTTTATTGAGAGGGTGAAAATTTATGTTCAAGAGCAATTCAATTATGACATCATATCAGTCAACATAAAAGACTAGGAGGAGTGTATGCTAGAAGATGATTTCTACTGTACAATCAAATTTAAAGGTGGAGATGAAATCTTTGCCAAAGTAGCAGCAGATGTGGATGATGATAGAACTATGCTTCTAGTATCAAATCCTATTGTTGTTGAAGAAGTAAAGTTAAGAGGAACAACTGTAGGACACAAGTTTGAACCTTGGTTGAAATCAACATCTGATGATATGTTTATGGTTAATATTGATGATGTTCTTACAATGTCTGAATCAGAAGATATTGAGATGATTCTTTATTATCAAGAGTATATAAGAAAGATGAATAAAGGCAATCATGCACAGATAGATAGGAAGATGGGTTATCTCTCTTCTGTACAGGATGCAAAAGAGGTTCTAGAGAAACTCTATAAATCTAGCTAAGGCTCATCTTTCAAAGGCAACAAACCTAGTCTACTGGTAAAACACATAGTTGTCAACGTTTTGATTTCCTGTTATAATAATTCCAGTAGATAAATGATTATTATGCCCTTCTCTTATACTACCATGGCAAGACCTAAGAAATCAGAACACTATGTCAATAATAAGGATTTCTTAGCAGCTCTAGAGCAGTATGCTATTGATATTGAAAGAGCAAAAGAAAGAGGTAATCCTAAACCACAAATTCCCAGATACATTGGGGAATGTTTTCTGAAGATTGCTAACCATCTATCATATAAACCTAACTTTGTGAACTACATGTTCAAGGATGATATGATTTGTGATGGTATTGAAAACTGTGTGAGATATATTCATAACTTTAATCCTGAAAAGTCTAAGAATCCATTTGCTTATTTTACTCAAATCATTTACTACGCATTTCTGAGAAGGATTCAGCAAGAGAAGAAGCAACTTGAAATTAAAAATAAGATTCTAGAGAAGACTAATTTTGATGAGGTCTTTGACTCAAATGACCTTGACGCTATGAACTATAGCGAGTACAATTCTATCAAAGATGCTGTTCATAGCAAATTGAGGAACTGATGCGAGTAGCAGTTATTACTGATACACACTATGGAGCAAGAAAAGGTTCCAAGTTGTTTCATGATTATTTTGAAAAGTTTTACAATGAAATTTTCTTTCCAACTCTAGACAAAGAAGGTATCACCACTGTGATTCACATGGGAGATGCCTTTGATGTTAGAAAGGGTATTGAATTCAAAGCATTGGATTGGGCAAAGAGAGTAGTCTTTGAACCTCTTAAGGAGAGAGGTATTACTATGCATCTGATGGTGGGCAATCATGATGCCTACTACAAAAATACCAATGAAATCAACTCTAATAGTCTTTTGTTAAATGAGTATGATAATGTAATTACATACTCAGAAGCAACAGAGGTAACTGTTGATAAAACTCCTATATTATTCATTCCTTGGATTAATGAAAACAATAAAGAAGAAACTTTTAAATTTATTAAAAATTCAACTTGCCACTACGCGATGGGGCACCTTGAACTTACAGGATTTAGAGCTCATAAAAACCTCATCATGGATCATGGTATGGAGAGCAAACTATATCAGAAGTTCAAGAAAGTATTTTCAGGTCATTTCCATACAAGATCAAATGATGGCAAAATCTTCTACATAGGAAATCCTTATGAGATGTTCTGGAATGATGTAAATGATAAAAGAGGTTTCATTATTCTAGACACTGATGATATGGAATTTGATTATGTAGATAATCCATTCAGAATGTTCCATAACATCTATTATGATGATACTCCCTATCAGATGTTTGATGCATCTCCTTATCGCAACAAAATTGTGAAAATCATTGTTAAATCAAAGAATAATATTACTAACTTTGAAAAATTTGTAGATAAAATCTATGAGACAAGAGTTGCTGATTTAAAAATTGTTGAAAATTATGATTTCAATAATGGATACTTTACAGAAAATCCAGATGTAGAAACAGAAGATACCTTTTCTATCTTGAATAGATATATTGAAGAGGCAGAATTTTCATTAGACAAGTCTGTTGTTCAATCTCTTATCAAAGATGTCTATGAGGAAGCTTGTGAGTTAGTATAATGTATATTATTACAGTAGCAGGAAAGGAGAAAGATGGAGCATATTCTGTATTAGATGATGAAGGAGAACAGGTCCTTTACATCTTTGAAGAGCAAGATGATGCAATGAGATATTCTATGCAATTAGAAGAACTTGATTATCCACTGATGCATGTAATTGAAATAGAAAGCGACTTAATGATTCATACTTGTGAGACACATGGACACAGGTATGCTATTATATCCAAAAATGACATTGTGATTCCCCCAGATAAACCTGATGATAACCTTTAAGACCATTTCCTGGAAAAACTTTTTATCAACTGGGAATCAACCAACCAAAGTATTACTTGATAATGCCAGTACATCCCTCATTATTGGGACAAATGGTGCTGGTAAATCAACTATTCTTGATGCCCTCACCTTTTCACTGTATGGTAAGTCTTTCAGAAAGATTAATAAGGGTCAACTCATCAACACTACAAATGAGAAGAACTGTTTTGTAGAGATTGAGTTTGTTGTTAATAATGTTGAATGGAAAGTAGAAAGAGGAATCAAACCAAACATCTTTAAAATCTACAGAGATGGTAAAGAACTAGACCAAAATGCTTCTGCTATTGACCAGCAGAAGTGGTTGGAACAAAATGTCTTGAAGATGAACTACAAGTCATTCACTCAGATTGTTATTCTGGGTAGTAGTTCTTTTGTTCCTTTTATGCAACTTCCTACTAATAGTAGAAGAGAAGTTGTGGAAGACTTGCTTGATATTAAAATCTTCTCATCTATGAATGAGATTGTTAAAAGCAGAATGCGTCTTATTAAAGATGAAGTCAAAACTCTTGAATTAAAGAAAGAAAGTCTGAAAGATAAAGTTGATATGCAGAAGAACTTTATCCAACAGATTGAAAATCAAAGTAAAGAAGATATTAGTTCTAAAGAGCATCAGATTAATACTCTCTTAACTGAAGAGAACACATTCATGCATAAGAATGAGAATATTAATAAAGATGTTGTTGTACTTCAAGAGAAGATGACTTCTTTGGAAGGTTCAGCATCTAAACTTAGAGAATATGGTAATATCAAGGGTAAATTATCTAACAAGATTAGTGGAATAGTTAAAGAGCATAAGTTTTTCTCAGAGAATAGGGTTTGCCCTACCTGTGAACAGAATATTGAAGAGTCATTCAGGGTAAATAGAATTAGTGACTCTCAATCTAAAGCAGAAGAATTGCAGAAGGGTTATCAAGAACTCCTCAACGCAATTAAAAAGGAGGAAGAAAGAGAGTCTCAATTCCAACAAATCTCAGGAGACTTAAGTAAACTTCTTAATGGCATTACTCAAAACAATTCTCACATCAATGGTTGTCAGAAACAGATCAAGAGACTGGAACAGGAAATTCAAACTATTACCAGTCAGGTTGCAAACAGAAATACTGAACATGAGAAATTAGAACAGTTCAGAACAGGTCTTCAAGACACCTTTGAGAATATAAGTGAGAAGAAAGAGAAGATTACTTATCTTGATTTTACATACAATCTTCTAAAAGATGGTGGAGTAAAAACTCAAATCATTAAGAAGTATCTGCCCATTATCAATCAACAGGCAAACAAATACCTGCAGATGATGGACTTCTACATCAACTTCAAACTTGATGAAGAATTTACAGAAACTATTGAATCACCTATCCATGAAGACTTCTCTTATGCTTCCTTCTCTGAAGGTGAGAAAATGAGAATTGACCTTGCACTTCTCTTTACATGGAGAGAAATTGCAAGAATGAAGAACTCTGTAAATACAAATCTTCTTATCATGGATGAAGTTTTTGATTCATCTCTTGATGGATTTGGTACAGAAGAGTTCCTTAAGATTATTAGATTTGTCATTAAAGATGCTAACATCTTTGTCATCTCTCACAAGGAAGGTCTTGAAGATAAGTTTGATAGTGTGATAAAGTTTGAGAAGCAAGGTAATTTCTCTAGGATAGAACCATGAATGTTCCAAACTGGCAGCATCACTCTAACAAAGAACAAAAAATTCATCTAAAACCAGAGGCACTTAGGCAACGTAAAGAAGCATTACAATACTTGAAGAAAAAGTTAAATGTAACCAAAAAGTCATTAAGTTAGCATACGATGACTAAATAATTCAGTGAGTGAGGAGGTCATTATGCATAACTTAGTATCACACAATGAACTAGCTTCATGGAAGTGGGATGAAAAAAACACTTTAGATGATCAATATAATCAAGTTTCCGAATACTTCCAGTGCATATCAGAATGTGACATCGTAGACCAACAAGCAAGGAGATTCTGCAGACACATCCTAACTGAAGATTAAGTCTAAAAAAACTCATAAGGAGTACAAGACCAAAGCCCCCTGCACTTTAAATAGTGTGGGGGGTTGGTGCGTGTGACAGTTTAGTAAGTGGTAGCAATGGGTTTCAAAACCTGCTGGGTGCTGTAGAATATTCACATAAGCAAAGAACCAGATGGCAATCAACTACAGCACAAAGGCACAACTGGCAAAACTGCTTGCTACTGAGGACCTGGTAGTTGAGAACCAAGAGGTCTCCACAGCACAGTTCAATGTTGAGACAAGGGTTCTGACCCTTCCTATGTGGAAGCGTGCTTCTAACAGTGTCTATGATATGTTGGTGGGTCATGAGGTGGGTCATGCTCTCTTCACACCTAATGACTGGTCCTTTGAGGACAAAGTTCCTCAGCAGTTTGTCAATGTGACTGAGGATGCTCGCATTGAGAAACTGATGAAACGTAAATATCCTGGTCTTCTTAAATCATTTGGTGCTGGTTATAATGAACTAGCAGAGCAAGACTTCTTTTGTATTGAAGACCAGGATATTGATGAGATGAACCTGGCAGATCGTGCCAACCTATTCTTCAAAATTGGCAAGCATCTTGACATTATTTTTAGTGAAAAAGAGAATGTAATTATCAATCAGATTGCTGATGCTGAGACCTTTGATGATGCAGTTGAGGCAGCAATACAACTGTATTCATACTGTAAGGGTGACCAGCAACCTGAAACTCAACCTATCCCAATGTCACCAAAGTCTGGTGGTCAAGGAGGTGGAGAGAAGCAAGAACAACAATCATCTGATAATCAGACTCCTGAAGAATCAAGTGGAAGCACTGATGAAAGTGGTGAGCAACAATCTGAAGTTAGTGAAGAAGGAACAAATGATGGCGAAAATGTTGGAGATGAAGTAAAAGAAGATAAAGAACCAGAAGTTCAAACTGACTCCACATTTGAGCAGCAGATTGAAGACCTCTGTGGCAATATGAATGGAACTGTCACTGAATACTTTGAGTTGCCTGATTTTAAACTTGATAGGATGATTGTTCCTTTCAGTGAGATCAGAGCAAAATTTGACTGGGCAGAGGACCTATACAAATTTGATGAAAAAATCTATGGATTTTCTGATTCTGAATACAACAAATTCAGAAAGTCTGCTGCACGTGAAGTTAACTATCTGGTAAAAGAATTTGAATGTAAGCAGTCTGCTGATTCTTATGCACGTGCTTCTACCTCCAGAACTGGTGTTCTAGATTGCTCTAAACTTCATACTTACAAGTATAATGAAGATCTATTTAAGAAAGTTACCACACTTGCTGATGGTAAGAATCATGGATTAGTATTTGTTCTTGATTGGTCTGGTTCTATGGCAGATTGTATGCTTGATACAATCAAACAACTTTTTAACCTGGTATGGTTCTGTAACAAGTGTAATATTCCATTTGATGTTTATGCTTTTACAAATAATTATGTGAAAGATTCTGATGAAGCAAGAGATCACATTTGGGAGGAGGGTAAATTTATTATTGATGGTTCATTCAGAATGATGAATCTTCTTACCAGTCGTGCTAGTAAGAAAGAAATGGAAAAGCAAATGCTTTCTATCTTCAGAATGGTGTTTAGTTTTAGACGCTATTGTAATTACAACTATCCTGGTGAACTTTATCTTTCTGGCACCCCCCTTAATGAGGCAATTGTATCACTTCATAAAATTATCCCTGCTTTTAAGAAAATGCATGGTCTGCAAAAGACCCATGTATTTGTTCTGACTGATGGTGAAGCAAATGCAATGATGGTTGCTAGAGAAAATGCATATGGTGGTTATGGTGGCAAGTATCCCATTGCACAACAATCTTATCTCAGGAATAAGAAAACTGGATTTACTTATCAATTCCAGTATGAGTATTACAAATTTACTCAAGTCCTTTTGGAAAACCTTAAGCAAGAGAACAAAGATGTTAATTTTATTGGTGTACGTCTTTGTGGTCCTAGAAGTATGAATGATTTCATCAGAAGGTATGAAAATATCAGTGATGATACAAACAAAAAAATCAAAAAAGATAAATTCTATGATATTAAAGACACTGGATACACATCTTACTTTGCAATGCAAACCTCTGCACTAAACAATCAAGCAGAATTTGAAGTTGAAGAAGGTGCATCCAAAGCAAAGATTAAATCTGCCTTTGTCAAAAATTTGAAGACTAAGGCACTAAATAAGAAAGTTCTGAGCAAGTTCATGGATCTGGTCTGCTGACCAGTCCTAGCACTGACCACAAAGGGGTCCTGGACCCCTCTCCATCCTTTATAATTAACCTGTTGAACAAAACCACTATGGCACTCTCCACTGAATACATCCTGTCTTCCATCTCAAATCTATATGGTGAAGAAGTAGTTGCTGCTGATGTTCGTGCATGGTGTGCTATGAATGGCACCACCTATCAGACTGTTACTAAGAAACTTGATGATTACAAAGTTGGTCGTGGTAAGTGGAACTTGACTGTCAAAGAAAAACTTGAGCAGTCTTATGAAGCACCTGCTGCTGCTCCTGCTATTGAACAAAACCTTATCCCTCAGAAAGATGATACCTTCGTCCAGTTTGGCAATTTCACTGATGTTAAAAAAATTGTTAAGTCCAATCTTTTCTACCCTGTCTTCATTACAGGACTTTCTGGTAATGGTAAAACACTCTGTGTTGAACAAGTTTGTGCTCAACTCAAGAGGGAACTAATTCGTGTCAATATCACAATTGAGACTGATGAGGATGACCTTATTGGTGGTTTCCGCCTTATTAATGGTGAAACCGTCTGGCACAATGGCCCAGTCATTGAAGCACTCCAACGAGGTGCAGTCCTGCTCCTTGATGAGATTGACCTTGCCTCAAACAAAATTCTTTGCCTCCAATCTATTCTTGAAGGAAAAGGAATTTTCCTCAAGAAGACTGGCCAATACATTGCGCCCACAAAAGGTTTCCAAGTATTTGCCACTGCCAACACTAAGGGTAAAGGATCAGATGATGGACGATTCATTGGTACTAATGTGCTCAATGAAGCATTCCTTGAAAGGTTCCCAGTAACCTTTGAACAGTCTTATCCTGCTCCTGCAACAGAGCAGAAGATCCTTGAAGGTATTGCACTTGATCTTGGTATTGAAGATAGTGCCTTCTGTAAGCACCTGGTTGATTGGGCAGACATTATTCGCAAGACCTTCTTTGATGGTGGTATTGAGGAAGTAATCAGCACACGTCGCCTGGTTCATATCATCAATGCTTATAGTATCTTTAACAACAAAGAGAAAGCAATCCAGGTCTGCATTAATCGTTTTGATGATGAGACCAAAGCATCCTTCATTGAACTCTATGATAAAGTTGATGCTGACTTCCAAATGATTGACACTGAAGAAACTGCTTGATATAATTAATGATAAATGCCTGGTCACTTTTACATGATGAACTTTATGGAGATGAATCTATGACTATTGAATCAGCAACTACTAAAGACTATAATGATTTTTGGGGAGGAGATGGGCATAGTATGGTAGGAAATCATCTGTTGGGTGGTATGTCTGATGATACTATTAACTTCTCTGGATCTGGAATCAATGCTGCTGACACAGTGAAAATGGATTATATTGGTTTGGGTCAAGACACCATTACATTTATTGGTGGAACAGACAAAACTAGCGCTAAAACAAATACAATGTACAAATACAATGAGGAACAAATCCTCAATGAACTAAAAGATTATATTATTAGAACTTATAATCAGCATTACTCTGCTGGTGATGATAAGATTCAAACTCTTGATCTTATTGAAGCTTGTGGTGATGGTGAAGCATTCTGCAGATCCAACATTCTCAAGTATGCCTCTCGCTATGATAAGAAAGGCACTGCAAGACGTGACATTATGAAGATTTTGCATTATGCTGTTCTTCTGATGCATTTCAATGACAAAAATTCTCAAAAGGAAACTTACCCTCAGTGATGAAAACTCTTAACAATATGAAACTGTCTGAAACTACTGTCAATCTTCTCAAGAACTTCTCTTCTATTAATCAGTCTATTCTGTTCAAAGAGGGTAACAAATTGCGTTCCATCTCAGTGATGAAGAACATTTTGGTTGAGGCAACTGTTGAAGAATCTTTTCCCAAAGACTTTGGCATCTATGACCTGAATCAGTTCTTGAATGGTCTGTCACTCCATGCAAGTCCTGAACTTGATTTCAAGAGTAATGATTTTGTGATGATTAGAGAAGGCAAGATGCGCTCTAAGTATTTCTTTGCTGACCCCACAGTTATTGTTGCTCCTCCTGAGAAAGAGATCTCTCTTCCTACAGAGGATATTTGTTTTGAACTTAGTAGTCAACAACTTGAGAAGTTGAAGAAAGCAGCATCTATCTATCAACTGCCTGATATTTCTGCTATTGGTGAAGCAGGTGTAATCAAATTGGTTGCACGTGATAAGAAGAATGACACCTCCAATGACTTCTCTATTATTGTTGGTGAGACTGATTCAGAGTTTGTCTTTAACTTCAAGGAAGAAAACTTGAAAATTGTCCCTGGTTCTTATGATGTTGTTGTCTCTCAAAAACTTCTTTCAAGGTTTACTAACCAAAACATTGATGTTACATACTTCATTGCCTTGGAACCAGACTCCACCTTTGGTTAAGAAAGACTATGATGGACCACTTTATGCTCCTTGGCATAAGGTGGTTGCAGGAAGAATGAAAAGAAAATGAAACATATTCTCTTTACATTAAAAGGTTGTCCCTATGATAAACTGGATGATGAAGCACTAATTCGTGCTACTCTAATTGGTGCTGCTGTTCTTTGTGAGAGCACATTATTGAATGTATCTTCCCACAAATTCAGTCCTCATGGTGTCACTGCTATTGCTCTCCTTGCTGAGAGTCATATTAGTATTCACACTTGGCCTGAGAATGGTGTAGCAGTATGTGATGTTTTTACTTGTGGAGATCACACAAATCCAAGATCTGGTGCTACTTACATGTATGAAACACTTGGAGCAACTGACATTGTATCAGAAATTTTTACTAGACCTTTGAAATGACTAAAGTTGATGTCCCAATGAGAATAACTGGCAGTATTCTAGTAATTACTGCATATTTTGTTGTTCTACACATTAATATTACTCTTGGAGTTTTTTTACATTTTGTTGCTGATATGATCTCAGTTCCTTACTTTATAAGGACGAAATCTTGGGATGTTGTTATTATGTTAGGATTCCTTCTAGCAATTAGTTTTAGTAAATTACTTTTTTGATTATGCGTAGTGAATTTATTTGGGTTGAGAAATACCGCCCCAAGAAAATTGAAGATTGTATTCTTCCTGAAAATATTAAAAAGACTTTTCTTGATTTCCTAGATAAGGGGGAGGTTCCCAATCTTCTTTTGTCTGGACCTCCTGGATGTGGTAAGACCACAGTTGCAAAAGCAATGTGTGAACAATTGGGAGCAGACTACTATGTCATCAATGGATCCGATGAAGGAAGATTCCTGGATACTGTCAGAAACAATGCGAAGAATTTTGCTTCGACCGTCTCACTTTCGTCAAGTTCTAAACACAAAGTCATTATCATTGACGAAGCTGACAACACAACCCCAGATGTTCAACTCTGCTTACGGGCGTTTACTGAGGAGTTCATTGGCAATTGCAGATTCATCTTCACCTGCAACTACAAAAACAAAATCATCCAACCACTCCACAGTAGATGCTCAGTCATTGACTTCTCCCTTAAAGGAAAAGAAAGACAAATACTTGCTGGAAACTTCTTCAAGAGACTCCAAGAAATCTTGGATACAGAAAGTATTGAATATGATAACAAGGTCCTGGTAGAACTTATTCAGAAGCATTTTCCTGACTGGAGACGTGTTCTAAATGAGTGCCAGAGATATGCATCAAGTGGTAGTATTGACTCAGGTATTCTTGCTAATTTTGCTAATGTTAAAACAGATGATCTCTTCAGGTGTCTCAAGAGTAAAGACTTTCCTAAGGTCAGAAAGTGGGTGGTGGACAATTTGGATAATGATCCTACTGTACTTCTTAGGTCTGTTTACGATGCTTGTTATGCATCCTTGGAAGGTGCTGGGATTGCTGCTGCTGTGCTTATTATTGCTAAGTATCAGTATCAAAGTGGATTTGTCGCAGACCAAGAAATAAACATGCTTGCCTGTCTCACTGAAATTATGGTGGAGTGTGAATTCAAGTGAATAAGAATGAAAGAGAAGAACTGATGTATGATGTGGCAGTTGCCATGTTAAAACAGATGTCACCTGGTAGTGTATTTCAGTTTGCTATAGACAGACAACTTCAACTTATGGAACTCTATGATGATGATAAACTGAAAAAAATGTTGAAACAGTACAGTTCTAAAAAGAAAACAAAGGGAGGAGGATTTTAATGAGTTGGAAAGAAGCAACAAATAAAGTTATTGCTAATCAACAAGTAGAAAATATTGCTAAACTTCTTAATGGTGAAGTAAAGCATAAAATTATTACTGACTCTTATGGTTTAAACAAAAGACGTATTGAGATTACCTATGAAGACAAAGAAACAGAGGCATCAAGTTAAGTCAAGGTGGTACTATATATTTTGGGGAATTGCCACTATATCAGTGGTCT